GATATGTTAGCTAACGAAGATTGGCAATTAGAAGATTTAAGTGATTGGGGAGTTAATGTTGACTTTCTTGTGCCTACCATAGACGAACCCAAAAAAATTGACAATACCAAAAGCGGAGCTATTTGCCCTAATTGTGGTGTATCTTTGTAATTGATTAGAAATTGATTAGAGATTATGGCAAACGAACAAAACTTAATACCAGCTAAAAAAGGCGAAGTAAGAAACCCAAACGGAAAGCCTAAAGGAGTGCAAAATAGCAAGACAAGACTTTTGCGTTTACTTGAATTAGTAACTAAGGTTAGAAACCCAGTTACTGGCGAAGAAGAAGAGTTTAGCATAGCAGAACAATTGGATATGCAGATTATAGCTAAGGCAAGAAAAGGAGACCTAAAAGCATACGAGATTATTTTAGACCGATTAGAAGGAAAGCCTAAGCAATCGACAGAGTTAGAAGTAAGCGGTGGTCTAAATGTAACTTGGGAAGAGAAAAAAACTTATGTAGGAAATACTGGTAGTTTGTAAACTTATAACTTGACAAATTAAAATAAAAGTAAAGATATTACTTTACATATATGGAATTATCCATTAAACAAACAATAGCTTTAGATTTACTTGAAGATAAAACCACCAACGAGATACTTTTTGGCGGTGGAGCTGGTGGTGGCAAGACTGCATTAGGTTGTTATTGGCAATTAAAGATGCGCCTAAAATATCCTAATACAAGAGGGTTAATAGGTCGTGCGGTATTAAAGACACTTAAAGAAACTACATTGGTTTCATTCTTTCAAGTAGCTAAATTGCAAGGATTAGAAGCAGGTAAGCATTACAAGTACAATGGGCAAATGAGCCAAATTGAATTGTTTAATGGCTCAATCATTCTACTAAAAGACCTTTACGCTTATCCAAGTGACCCAAACTTTGATGAATTGGGTTCGCTAGAGATTACCGATGCATTTATAGATGAAGCAAACCAAATAGAAGACAAAGCACGAAACATTATCAAGTCAAGGATTAGATTTCAATTAGATGAAAACGATTTGATACCTAAGGTGCTATACACTTGTAACCCTGCAAAGAATTGGACCTATTCCGAGTTTTACAAGCCACAAGTTGACAACACAATAGCTAATAATAAACGCTTTGTGGCTTCGCTTATTGATGATAACCCATTTATATCTAAACACTACAAGGAAAACCTTTTAACCTTAGACACAGTATCAAAGGAGCGTTTGCTATTTGGTAACTGGGAATATTCCAATGATCCATCAACCTTAATTGACTATGACAAAATTCTTGATGCTTTCAATAGCGGCTACTTACCTACTGGCCCACGTTACATTAGTTGTGATGTTGCACGTTTTGGCTCTGATTCTACTGTTATTGGTATATGGGATGGTTTGCGTGTTAAACTACATCAATACAATGGCAAATCGGTGGTGGAAGTGGCTAACATCATAAAGCAATTCCAAGCAGAGTTTCAGATTCCCAATTCCCAAGTTGTGGTAGATTCCGATGGAGTAGGTGGTGGTGTGGCTGATATGATTGCAGGGTGTAAGAATTTCGTTAACAATAGTTCTCCATTAGAAAACCCTACAACAAGACAAAAAGAAAACTTTGATAACCTAAAGTCGCAATGCTATTACAAGTTAGCCGAATACATAAATGACAATAAAATATTTATCAATGCATCAGGCACAATCAAAGAAAAGATAGTTCAAGAATTAGAGCAAGTGAAACAAAAGTCAGTAGATAATGATGGCAAGAAAGGAATAATGCCAAAGGATAAAGTGAAAGCGTTAATAGGTAGATCACCAGACTTTAGTGATTGTTTGGCTATGCGAATGGTTTTTGAATATACACCAAAGTTTGCAGTTTCGGTTTTTTAGTGCAAAATATACTAACTTTGAACATAAATGTACATATATGGGATTATTTGATTTCTTTAATACAAAGAAAGTAAACACTCTTACTCCATCACTTCCTGCTCCAGCACAAGTTATTATTCAATCAGGAATAGTAACATGGCAAGGGCAAAATGCTCAATCATACGTTCGTGATGGTTACCAATCAAACGATATAGTTTATTCTATCATTAAATTGATTACAGATAAAGCTAAACTTGCGCCACCACACGTTTACAAAGTAGTAGATGAAGTTGCGGCTAAAAGATATAAGGCTTTGATGAAGCAACCTGATAAGATTGAAAATTGGAACGAAGTACAAAACTTACACAAAAAGGCTTTTGAATTATATACTGGCGATTCAAGATTGAACGAATTAATCAAGTACCCAAATGTTGAAGATACATGGGCAGACTTAATTGAACAATGGTGCGGATTTAAACTATTGACTGGTAATTCTTTTATTTACGCTAAAATGATTGAAGGTGGAAATAATAATGGCAAACCTTACGAATTATACGCATTACCAGCGCAGTACATGGCTATTATTGCCAATGTGGAAGTATTTCCAGCGACCAAAGTTGGATATCAATTATACTATGGTAAGTTGTGGACCTTTGACACACAGGAGATATTACAAGACAAATACTTTAACCCTAACTGGACAGTTACAGGGACAGAACTATATGGACAAAGTCCTTTAATGGCTGCGGCTAAGACTTTAACACGTTCTAATGAAGCTAAGACTGCTGCGGTAGCATCATTCCAAAATGGTGGACCTGCTGGTGTTTTATTTATGAACGATGATAGATTTGATCCATTAAGCGGTACACAACAAGCACAAGCACTTAAAAAGGCAGTTAGTGAAAAAGGTGGTGCGGCAAACTATAACTCAATTGCAGTTTCAGGATATAAGGTAGATTGGAAGCAAATCGGTTTAAGTCCAGTTGAATTAAATATTATTGAAAGTGAAAAGTGGGATATGAAGAGCCTTTGTAATATTTACGGAGTGCCTAGCCAACTTTTAAACGATGCAGAAAATAAGACTTACAATAATCAAAGAGAAGGCGAAAAGGCATTGACTTTACGTTGCGCTATTCCTTTGTTAGATGCTATTTACGATAACTTAAATCGTAAGTTACATTCTGATTGGGGTTATAAAGGAACAAACATTTATATAGGCTACGATATTCAAGTTTATCAAGAATTAGAAGCAAATAAAACAGAACAAGTTGATTGGTTAGATAAGGCATGGTGGATTGCACCAGCTCAAAAAATGGAAATAATGGGTATCAAAACTCCTGATTATATCCCTAGCGAAGAAATGGAGAAACTTTATGTTCCATCTAACTTACAACCATTAGATCAATTTCAACCTATTAATATTCCAGACGGAATGAATAAAATATCTTAGTATGGCAACATTTGTAGAGTTTTTAAGTACATTATTAGACGCTAAAGAGCAAACTATTGTTTGGCACAATCAAACAATGAGTTACGCAGAACATAAAGCATTAGATGGATTTCAGGATGAATTAAGTGAATTATACGATGATTTAGTAGAAAGCACAAGTGGTATTTACGGAAGACCTAAAAACTATTCAGTAGGCACTTTGCAGAATTATACAAGTAATGACCAATTATTAAAATATTATAGAGGCCTTTACGATTACGTTCAAACAACTAGAAAGACTATCTATCAAGATACTTGGATTCAAAACCAAATAGATGAAATTGCTGCGCAGATTGGCAAAACGCTGTACCTATTAACTTTAAAATAATGAAACACATTGACAAATTCTTGTCTTTAGTACAAGAACTAAAAGCTACAACAGGAATCAATAAAGCTGGTAACGCATTTGCAAACGCAAAAGTAGATGACGGCAAAGTAACTAAACCACAATCATGGAACGCACCAACTTCAAGCGAAGAGAATGCATACATTGAGAAAAACGGAATGGCAGCATTTGGTAAATGGCATTTAGGAATAGATGCTAATATTGACCCAGAAGCAAAAGGACATTGGCATTATATTTTCACAAGCGACTTTGAAAATGTAGATAGAGCAGGTTTAATTGCAATTAGACAAAGAGCAGGTCAACAAAAGCAAACAGACGTATTTAACGCAGCAGGTAAGTTATTAGAAAAAATTGATGCCTAAATGATTTGGCAAGATTATAGGAAACTATATTTAAACGCACTTAAAACCTATTCGCCTAAGTTCAAAAAAGAACTGCAAAAGCAAGTAGATACCTATTGTCGTACCCAAGATTACGCAGCGATGTCTTCTAAAGGCATTTCTAAGACCATTAAGCAGCTTCACGTTGCTTTAGGTACAAAGATGGCTACATTGACAAATAAGTCCGTTAAAAAGGCTACAAAAGGCTTTTATGAGCCATTTGAAGTTAAAATGAGCCAAAACGATATTTATGCCTATGTTATTCTTCAATTCTTAGAAAGACAAGGTGTAAGTCAAATTGCAGATGAGATTACTAATACAACGGCTAACCAAATAGCGGCATACTTACAAAAGGGTTTTGAAAATAACTTAACTATCCAAGAACTTATCCCAATGCTAAAACAAGCTGGGATAACTGATTTTAGAGCGGAGTTGATAGCAAGAACGGAAACAGGTCGTGCAGCTAACTTAGGTGCAATGGTTGGTACAACGGCTACTGGATTAGTTACTATGAAAGAATGGATTTCAGCGCAAGACGCAAGAACAAGAAGAATGCCGCCAAGTTACGCAGATCATTACGTTATGGATGGAGTTAAGGTAGCATTTGATGAACCATTTAAAGTACCTACAAGTTACAAAGCTAAAGGTGGTGTTCATGCAGGAAACGTTGAATTAATGATGTACCCTTGTGAAAGTGGAGCAAGTGCAGCGAATACTTGTAATTGTAGATGTACAGTTGCATTTGAAGCGCAAAGAGATGCAAACGGAAAACTAAAAACGTTTGACCAATATCCGCCAGTTGGTGATATAGGATTTATTTGGGCAGCACTTGGAAATGTAGCAGGAATAGAAATAGGTAAATTAATCGCAGACGCATTACAATAATAAAAATTTTAATAACTTTGTTTTATGAGTAAAATTCAGTCAAAAGATGTAATTGTTGAAAAACAAGACATCGGTTATAACATAATGGATGTTGATAGTGAGCAAAGACGTGTAAAAGCGGTGTGGGCAAGATGTGGAAACATTGATTTGGATAACGATATAATCGTTCCAGAAGCGTTCACAAAAACTATCAAAGAAAGAGGACCAGAAGGCAAAAACCTTGTTTGGTCTTTAGTTGACCATTGTTCTGATATGAATAATGTAATTGGTAAGCCTGAGCAACTTTATGTTGAAGGTGATATGCTAATTGCAATTACTCCAATAGTTGAAACAGAGAAAGGCGAAGATATTATCAAATTATATGAAGCTGGTTTAATCAACCAACACTCAATAGGTTTTAGCACAATCAAATCTAACGTAGATAAGAACGGAGTTAGAACAATAACTGAATTAAAATTATACGAAGGTTCTGCGGTTTTATGGGGTGCTAACCCTGAAACTCCAACTTTAGGCTTCAAGTCTGAAAGTGAGAACTTAGATAAAAGACAAGAATTAAGCAATAGGCTTGAGAAACTCTTGAAGGCTTTTAAAGGTGGTC